TTTTTATTACCCTTCATATCATAAAATTGATTCATTAAAAGTAACCCACGAGCTGCTAATTCGGGCATCATATAAAAATTCCAACCCAACATATCTAAATTATCTTCATGGTAAGAACATTCTCTACGTCCTGAATAACGGGCACGTTTAAACCAACGATATGCTTTAACACTATCAGTTAAAATAGCACCACCTTTAGATAATTTAAAATGTTTATAAGGACCAGTAAATGAAATACACATATGTGTTTTAGGTTTGTACATATCAGCTGTAAACGTTAAAGCTGAATCCCATATATTAGAGCCTTCTAATAGGTAAGCTCCTGTTAAAGTTTCTCCGTTAACAGGTTTCCATCCTATTTTTAGACCAGCATGAATAATTTCACAAGGTACAGAAGGATAAGTTCTGCTAGGAATTGTAATAGTATCGGTTTTAATACTTTTATTTACATAATGCTCATAATATAAAGCAAGAAATAAACCATTAGATAAATTATCTAGAGTTACAGCATATTTACTACCTGTATATTCTGCTAATGCTTTTTCAAAGTCTTCAGTTACTTTATAAATTCCGTTAGCCATAATTTTTTATATAATCACTACAAACCCCAAATGTATTTTTATTTGTTTCATGGTTGAATGTTTCAGGCATTACTAAAACCGCTCGTTCACATTGGTTTGTTGACCAAATATACCCTTTTGAGGTTAAAACTCCAAGGTCATTTTCATGGAAAAAATAATTTAATTTAGAACCATTACTATCTAAGTTATTTAATTGAGAAAGAGCTTCTAAATTTTTACAATGAATCCAGAGTTTAGTATAAAAATTACTAAATAAATCAAAAGGAAAATCATATTGAGGTTCATCATGACCTAATTTAAATTTTCCATCTACAAACCAAATATCAATTTCTACATCATACCCAGCTTGGATAGCTTCATAAATATAATCTGGGTGGTTGTCTCTTTCTGGGTTAGGACCTTCTAGGTTACCTCTATGCGATATTAATTTCATAATTCTATATTTTTAAAACCTTCGTTGGTTATAACGTTGATTCCTATTGCTCTATCAGTATGTGCTACATTTAGTTTATCATTAATTAAAACGCGTTGTCCACTAGTAACTCCCATAATTAATATGTCCCAACATAACCCTAACATTTGTAAATGGGATTCAGTCATTTCACGAGCAGATTCTTTACGAGCAGTACACAAAATAATTTTATGACCTTGAGAATCCCATTGATTAAATTTCTCTCTAACACCTGGGAGTAGTACAGGTTTAGTATCTTTTAAATCACTAAATCTATGAGCGTGTTTTACTAAGGTGCCATCTATATCACAGAATATAGTTTTAGGTTTTTCAGTATGGAATTCTTTTACTTTACCCTCATAAATTTTTAGATCATAGGGAGTACCTAATGGAATATATTCATTAGCTGATATATGATAATTTTTAATATTAGCTCCTTTATAGAGTAAGTAGTTATATGTTTCTGATATATAACATTCAGGTCTGCCTTCTTCTTCAAAATCCCCTAAGAGCATTTCAGCTGTTTCTACAAACATATACCCTTCTCTCCAATAGTGGACTCCAATTAAAGCTATATCTGATACTGCTTTCTTTTCAACTAATTTTACAACTTGATCATCTTCTACTATAGCAAAACTATTTTTAGGATTAGTAGAAGGGTAGGTAACTATTACTCCTTCAATAGTAGGGTTAGAAATAAATTCATTAAATTTAGAAGCATCCCAATCTGTAATTTGGTCACAATTAGTAATAATAAGAGGTTCATTATTATCAATATATTGTTTAGCTGCTAAAGCAGTTTCAGTAGCACCCTTAGTAGGTTCGTTTAATTGGATTTCAATACTATTAGGTTGAATTTCATTTAAACGTTTAGTTAAAAGTACATTATGCTCAGGATTATCATATTTACGAGTTATAAAAATATATTTTCCTTGAACCCCTAATGTTGAAATTGAATGTTCAATAAGTGTTTTACCATTAGTTTCAATTAATGGTTTAGGTAATGTAAAGCCTTCATTAAAAAATCGAGTTCCTAAACCCGCCATTGGTATAACTATATTCATTCTACTATATATTTATCTCCTTTTACACTTGCTGTTTTAACACAGACTATTTCACAATCTGTTAAGAATTCAGGAACAGCTATTTCCTCTGGGTGTAGTATAAATATATCACCTTCTTTTAGGTGGGTCCCACTTAAATTCATATTACCACGAACTAAATAGTTGATTTCTGTAGCTATTTTATGATAATGATTATCCCATACTTCTCCTTTAGGGTGGGTTTTATAACTTACTTCAAAATCTTTAGTTTTATAAGCTGTAGGTTCAAAATCACCTACAAACCAACCACCAACCATATCTTTTAGTTTTAAAATATCCATTATTTATAATTTTCTAAAAAATACTTTAAATCTTCGGGGGTACCTAATCCCCGCATTTTAGGAATATTAAAGGTTATAATTTTTTTACTGTCTTGGATAGCTTCATTATATACGGGGCAAACATAAAATTCACCATTTACTCTAATATTATTATTAATCATTTGTTCGGCATATTTAACAAAATCAGAACCATGTTTCCAATAATAAAAACCTACTGTTGCTAAATCAGATATGGGATTTTTTTCTGCAACTTCTGTTACAAATCCTTGATCATCAGTTTTAGCAAATGACCATTTTGGGTGAGTTGATTTAAATGTAACAATTCCCCCATCAACTTCAGTTTCATTCATTTTATAAAAAAATTCATTTGAATCCCATTCTACAAATTGGTCTGAGTTGGCAAAGAATAAGGGTGAATTGTTATCAATAAAATTTTTAGCTAATAATGCGGTACACGCTGCTCCTTCAGTTAATTCATCAACTTCTACAACTTTACAATTTGGTGTAACTAAATTAAGTAAAGTATCTAAATTATATTTTAATCTATGTTCTTTTTGTACTATATAAATGAAGTTAGCTTTAATATTTAAATTTTCAGCTACTACTTGGATCATTGGTTTTCCTTGAACATCAATAAGAGGTTTTGGGAAGGTATATCCTGCTTGTGTAAATCTAGAACCAGCACCCGCCATTGGGATTAATACATTTAGTTTGTTATCTCTCCATGCGGGGGATTTCATAATTTGGCCTTTTTCTATTTCTGTTAGTTTATTAAAAATATTATCATAAGTAACATCCTGGGGTTTAGTGACTCTTAATACGTGAGATTTAGAACGAGATGCTGCTAACAAACCATAAGGTGAATCTTCTACGATTAATGTCTCCTCAGGTAAACAACTCATCATTGATATTGCTTTCCAGTACATTTCAGGATGAGGTTTAGAATTTTTTACATCTTCATTAGATATAACTAAATCCATGAACTCCATTATCCCCAATTTAGATAGAACTGTTAATACAGTTTTTCGTATTGAATTAGAACATACAGCAATTTTATAACCACACTCAACTAGAGAATTCATTACAGATTGTAATGTTTCATCGGGTTGAAGTTCTTTAAGCATTTGGAGTGTGCGTTTTTGTTTACTCTCCCAAATTTCAGAATGTAATTCTGTAGGTAAACCTTTACGTTCAGTAAGCATTTCTAATTTCTGATTAGTCTTTAACCCATCATAAACTGATAGGTGTTCATTCCAACTAATAGCATAGTCTTTACCTAACGCCTGGTTTAAGGCATTATAATGAATGTTTTTAGCTTCAACTAAAACACCATCTAAATCAAATATAACTAATTTTATTTTTTCCATAAACCACGCTCAACTAATTGAGCGATAATTCCATAATTTACAATATCCTGGTATGTATCAGTTAAAGGTTCATTATTAATAGCTCTATTGCTGATTAGTAAATTTTTCCACCTACTAATTTTATCACTTATTCTATACCAAAGTCCTGTAAGAGCAAAAGCCCTTTCTTCTTCAGTAGCAAGTAAAGTACCAGCACTAATGTTAGCCATACCGTAGTCCAAATGCTTTTTGCTAAATAACTCCAACTGCTCTTCCACGATAGCCATATAACCATCGTAAATATGAGGATATTCTTTTTTAATAACTTCACTTGCTTTAATATTAGAACCTGATTTATTTGTCATTTTATATAACTTGTTTATTATTTAAATATTTTTCAATTGCTTCTAAGCGATCATCTGCTTCTACCAGCATAGCAAGAGCTTCTTCAGCATTTTTATAAAAATCATCTGTTGAATGATCACCAATACCTGCTGGGTTTTTTTCTAGTAATTCTAGAGTTAATAATGCTTTTGCTCTATCAGCATGTGCTGAAGTAAAGAGCATATCTCTTAATTTACTCATAACTTTGCTTTTTTAATTAATTTTTCGGTTTCGTCTTCTTCTACTCCCATTTTCCATAAAATACTTCTAACACCTATATCTTGTAATATATCAATATATTGATCAGCTTCACCTAAACTACATTCTAGGTAATCAGCAATATACTCAGCTAATTCTTGATAATTTCTTTTATTTTCGTTTTTTACGTACTTAAGGTAGACTTTCTTTTTTGGTAACATTTCGCGATAGATGGAATAAATTTGTTTTTTATTTTGTGGATTGATTTTTTGAACATAATTTACTACATCAATGTAGCTCATGTTCATAGATACATATCTATGTATCATGTAAGAATTCCATTTATCCCACGATTCTTGCGAAATTTCTTCAGGAGGAGTTTTATAGAGAGTTATCTCATTCAACCACTCGAAGAGGGTTGTCACCTGCTTCATCTCTTAATTCTTTTGGTAGGGTTTCTTGAAAAATTTCACCATCAGCCGGATTATAAAATACTGGGATAGGCATGTAAGCATCTTCAGGAGTACCTGCTACAAATTTAGAGACTTTCCTAATAACGAACCCTTGAGCCCATACTTTTCCGTTTTTGTGTTCTACCGACTCTGTATTTTTGAGGTCGATGTTTGGTTGATTCATTCCTTGATCCATTTGTTATTTGTTTTGTTTATAATCTAAATAAAATCCAATCGCTACTATAATATTCATACCTACACTAGCGATTATTTCGTGTAAGTCTTGATATACATTTAAACTTAAATGAACATGTCCTATCATCCAAAAAGGTATAGCCATATTTTGACTAATCCAAATTATAAGAAATTTTAGGAATTGCTTCATTTTAGTTCAACTAATTTTTGTATGAGTGCCATACAGTTGATTTCTTTATCAATACGGAAGTTGGATTGGTAACTATATTCGTTAATAAAGATTGCAACCATCCCTTCATGACCACTTGCATATACATTAGCATTATCGTAAAGATAACGATAAAGCTCTTCAAAATCGCTAACATTAGCGTTGGCAATAATTTGACGTATCTCACGCCATTTAGGTTTAGCATTACTTAATTCTTTTAGTACTTGAGTCATATAATTAGAAGACACTAATACTGATTTATCTATAACTAATTTTTGGTCTTGTGTTGATAACTGAATTGTGTTAAGACATTTGCGTAGATCTGGATAGTATTGGTTAGTAATTGTTTTAATATCCTCTATTGCAAAACTAATATTTTCTTCTCCTAAAATCCAAGCAATGTGTTTAGCTACATCTACTTTCGATGGAGGTACAATTTTAAGCACTTGACAACGTGATTGTAGTGGATCGATAATACGCTCAACATAATTACACGTCATGATAAAACGAGTAGTACGTGAGAAGGTTTCAATTACATTTCTAAGAGAAGCTTGTGCTTGGATTGTTAAAAAATCAGCTTCATCTAAAATAACTACTTTGAGGGGTTTGAATGATGCTGACGATGCGAACCCAGAAACTTTATCTCTGATAGTTTCGATACCACGCTCATCAGAGGCATTAATATAAATATGATCACAATCAAGATTATTAACGATAAGTTTTGCCAAAGTTGTTTTACCAGTCCCAGCAGGACCATAAAATATGAGGTTTTGAATATCATTTTGATTAAGGTATTGTTTGATAGTTTTTTTAATATGCTCATTCCCAACATAACTATCTAATGCTTTAGAACGATATTTTTCAACTAATAAAGTATGATCTTTAGTCGCGGTCACCATATAGGTTATATTTTTTAACTGGAGGTGGTTTGACTTCTACCTCTTTATTACGTATAACATACAACTTACTATCTAGAGGAGCAAGTCTAAATTCAGCTTTTTCACCAGTTTTAGCAAACCAAGCTTCTAAAGCATCTGTAATAGTTTTATGTACGGTTGAATCATCAACTAGAGACCACCTGTCACCAGGTGGAACTCTAATTGCGATTAACTCATTATGTTCTTGGACTTTTGTCTTCATTACATCATTCCCCCCATCATTGACATAGGATCAATTTGTGCATTAGACTCATCACTTGGTTTATCTACTACAGTACATTCTGTAAGTAGTATTGTACCTGCTACTGAAGCAGCATTTTCAAGTGCTGAACGAGTTACCATTGTAGGATCAATAATGCCTGCTTCTTTCATGTTTACAACCTTATCAGTTTTAAGATCATAACCTGCCCAGATATCATTACCTGAATCTACTAGTTGATATTTACCAATCATTTGAGCTTCAGCTGAAGTATAACCAGCATTAGTTAAAATTTGTTCAAAGGGTTTTTCACATGCTTGTTTAACAATCTGGGAGCCTATATCATTTCCTTCAATAGCACCCTTAGCATATAGCAAAGCAGCACCTCCACCAGATACAATACCTTCTTCAATAGCAGCTTTAGTAGCATTTAAAGCATCGTCTACACGATCCTTTTTTTCCTTCATTTCTGTTTCAGTATTCCCACCTACATGGACGATTGCTACTCCTCCGATGAATTTCGAGAGCCTTTCTTGAAGTTTTTCAACTTCGAACGGTGAATTCGCTTGTTCGATTTGTTGCTGTAGTTCTTCAATACGTGCTTCAATTCGTTCTGTGTTTCCTTTTCCATCTACAATTGTAGTTTGTTCTTTAGTTATATTAGCATTTCTGGACTCACCAAACCAATCCCAAGAGTATTTGTCAAGTTTCATCCCTTTTTCGGTACTAAATACTTCACCTCCTGTCAAAACCGCAATATCTTCTAAAAGTAATTTTTGACGATCACCAAATTCGGGAGCTTTTACAGCACAAACTGATAGAGTTCCACGCATTTTGTTTACAACTAATGTAGCAAGTGCTTCATTATCAACATCTTGAGCAATGATAAGCAATGAACGACCTGTTGAAGAAATTGCTTCTAAAGTTGGAAGTAATTCTTTTACTTTAGTAAATCTATGGTCAGCAATTAGAATATATGGATTAGTTAATCCAGCTGTCATTGTAGTATTATTGGTAACAAAATATGGGGATTTAAAACCACGATTAAATTGAATACCTTCTACAGTTTCAAGATAAGTTTCACCAGATTTAGATTCTTCAATAGTTACAACACCATCTCTACCTACTTTATTCATAGCAGTAGCAATTAATTTACCTACTTCAGGATCATTATTTGCTGAGATTGTAGCAATTTGTTCTAGTTGCTCTTCAGATGTAATTTCTTCAGCATGGTCGCGAAGATTACCTACTACTTGTTTAACAGCAATATCAATCCCACGTTTAATTTCAACAGCATTAGCACCATTATTTAAGTGCTGTAGTCCCGCTTTAACCATTTCACGTGCTAATAAAGTAGAAGTGGTAGTACCATCCCCCGCAACATTTGCTGTTTGAATAGCTGCTTGTTTTACCATTTGAACACCTAATTCTTCAATAGGATCTTCTAATGAAATACTTTTAGCTACTGTAACCCCATCTTTAGTTGATTGGGGATATTCCCCAGGTTTAGAAATTACAGCATTACGTCCATTAGGACCCATAGTTGCTACTACGGCATCTGCTAATTTATCAATTCCATTTACAAGTTGTTTTCTGGCTTCAGGACCAAATTCTATTATCTTACTCATTATTTATTTATTTTAGCTAAAACTTCATTTTCTTTACCAATCCAATATTCTTGACTATCAAACTCAAATTTCGTAAATCCCATTGTAGGTAATACTACAATATCTCCTTCTTTAAGTTGGGTTGGAATATGTGTACCTCCCATGGCTGTATAACCAGGACCTACAGCTACTACTTTAGCTGTTTTATTAGTATCATTTCCTAAATCGGGTACTACAATGTTTCCGTACATTGTTTCCTCCATTTCTACTGGGGTTACTACAACCGCGTTGTATAATGCTTCGATCATGCTTTAATTGTATTTATTAGTTCTCGTGATTTTGCCTCAAAACGTTCTACAAATTCTCTTAATGAATCATAACTACTAGATTTTGCACCATCGCGAGCAATTGCCTCTAAACAAGGTCCTAACGCACTATAGTGACCAATTGTGTTTTGATACTCATGTCCTGCTTCAGAAAATGTTGATTTCTGAGCAATGTAACAATGATCATCTAATTGAATGTAATAAGGAGCCAATAATGGATCTTTAATAAAACGTAAATTTGATTTGCTGGGTTTAGCCATAACTGTTTATTATTTATTTACCGTGAATATACGAATAAAATTGCGCTAGGACACGCTTTTTTATAAAACTTTTATTTTATTTTAATAGATTTTGGTTTTGATTCTTCTGATATTGGGATTAAAAGGTTTAATAATCCATTCTCCATCTCAGCACCTATTTTAGTTAGGTTATATTTTGGAGAAATTTTATACCCTAAATCAAAAGATTTTTTTGATAAACCATGATAAATATAGCCTGAAAGATCTATATCTTCTTTTGGTTTTTCATAACTAATTTTAAGTAAATCTCCTTCAACACTAATATCAAGATCTTCTTTAGTAAGTCCTGTACAAGCGACTTCAAAGTGTAAACCTTCGTCGTTGTAATAAATGTTTAAAGGGTGGGGTTGTTTTGAATTTAACGCCGGAGCGAATTGATCTTCAGAATTGAAGAAATTCCTAAATAGGATGTCGAACGGTGAACGTTCTAAGTGTTCTAATGTACTCATATCATTTGTTTTGTGAGTGCCTAAGCTACTCGATTAATTAAAAACATAACAACGTGCCCTAGCTACAATGTTACTTTGCTATACATATATTAAATATCTGCCTTCCGTACAACATAATAAAAACTACTCCAATCTTCACCTTCAAATTCAAATTTTACATACCCTTTAGTATTAACTTTCATAGTTGCTTTAGTAGCATCTTTGTTATTATTAAGAATAGTTTTAAACATTGCTGAGTTAAAAGGTAAATTTGTTCCATAGGGAACATCTTTTAATGTTGTATTAGGTACTTGATAGTCAATTTTATTTGTATGATTAGAAACATCACCGAATGTTAAAACTAACACATCTTGTAAATCTAAATCTTTATCAATATTAATTATTACATTATCACTCTCAAGTGCGTTATGGGCTTTAATAATAGCTGATATACTTTCTGAATCTAACTCACTAATAATTTCATATTCACCAGATTCCTCAATTTTACCTACACTTGAGATAAGTAGTAAATCAGTTAGTGAAAAATTTAGAGTATAATTCATATCTGAGATGATGAGTTTAGTAAACACTTTTTGTGTTTTTTCTAACTCTAAAAATAATTCACCACTAGTAACACCCAATAATTTATTCAATTTTGAAGTATCGTATACGGCCATTTCGCCATTTTCTAGCGGGAAATTTGCGTGATTAACGCGTCCAATCATGTCCTTATTGGGCGATTGGAAATCAACTTCTAATGCGTTACTCTCAATAGTCCATTTAACGGATTCAACTAAACCATTAAGATGGTATTTACTAATAACTGATTGTAGATCGTGTTTATTTATCATATTAAAAACTAAAAATTAAATTTCGGTAAGGGTTCATATTGAGCTCCCAACCTAAATCATTATAAAACCCTTGTAATTTACTTTCTAAAATAGATTCAAATGCTCTATTTTTATCAGCATATTTATCCAATAATGTAATGATTTTCTCTGGTATATCAAAGTCTAAAAAGGCAAGTGCATCAATTTTATATGGATTTTCTTTAAAATAAATCCATTTAACTTTATCACCTTGAGTAATTTTAGAATGTTGTTTATCCAAGCCCCAAAATGTAAGTAAATCATTATATTTAATTGCTGCTTTTACGGGAGCAGGGGCACCTTGATTAATGGAAGAAAACATTTCTCCTGGGCGAGGGGAAGAAGCTAAATATTTATCTAATGTTTTTACACGAGTGGGGTTACCTAAAATAGTAAGGCTAGTTTCTGGTGATAAAATTTTAGTTCTAAATGCTTTTAATAAACCATCAATTTCTTTTTGTGGGGCACCTTTAATTACTCTTTGTAGTACGTCTTTAAAAAATGTACCAAATATTTTAGGGTAGTTAGATTTCATAAATTCTAATCCCTTAATATCTAAATCATCAGTTGAAACACCCTCTTTTTTAGTAATCCATTGTGCATATCTACGAGGAGCTCTAAAGTAACCAGCACGAATCATACATTCAGTTTTCATCTCAAGTCTATGAGATTTAACATTAAATGCCTCTAGTGCTAGAGTGTCATAGGATTTAGTAATTAAATCCTGATATTTAAGAGCAATATCTTCTAACTTTTCATCTCGTTCTTCCTCTGACATATTATCAAAGTTAGGGTAAAGTTTTCTAAGTATAGGTTCTGCGTTGTAATAATTAGAATCTGTATCTACGTAAACGCAGTAATTTGTATCTTCTTTATCACAGATAAACCAAGGTGTGCTTTCTAACTGTTTCATTCGCTAATTTTTATTTCACCTAAGTTATGAGATGGAATATAATAATAATACTCATATTTATCAAGCCAACTAGTAACGATTTTTCTCATTTGATAAGAATTACCTGTTATAACAGTATAATTTTTATATCCAGGATTTTCCCAAAAGAAAAATTGTAATAATACATCTTCTACTTTAGAATGTTTTACTCCATGTAAATCTAAAGTGTTCATTTTTTTAGTCTTCGTCTTCGTTATTATAAAGGGCTACTTCTACTTCTCCTTTATTATTATAGATTAAATCGGGGGTTGTAATATTAAAATTAGATCCTTTAAGAGTAAATTTTCCTCCTTGTTTAAGCATTTTTCTAAAGAACATTTCTTGGGTTTCATTCCAATTTTCACTTAATAAAATAATCTCTTCTTTAGATAATAATTCACCTTCACGTTGAATTACTACTCCTCTTCTTAGTGTTTGTTTCTTAATCATAATTTTAAATTTTATATATTACTGACTTGGATATATTCTGGGGGTTATATTTCTTTCAATTCTAGGATCTCTACCTACTTCATATGGGTTACTATGAACCTCCTCGTCTAAGTCTATGTCTAATTCTATTTCACCTCTCATTACTTGATTCATATGTTTATTTGCAAATGCTGCTGATTCTTGGATAATGCGTTGTCCCGTTAAAGTAATACTTTCACTTAAAATTACATTACCATACCTAAAGCTACCAAGAGCAGTTGCACCATACAAGCTATTTAGCAAAATTTTCATTGTATGTTGTTTTAAATGCATTAATTCTCCTAGTTCTTTATTACCACTTTTATAAGCAGCTTTCATTTGATCTTTAAATACAACCCTTTCATTAAACCATTTATTTAGAATAGTAGATAATACTGATGGTTTATCAGTTCTGTATATTACTCCATTAGCTGAAATTGATAGATGTTCGCTTTCAATTAAACTAATTAAATCTTTAATTTTAATGTCAGTAGAATTACGTTTAGAATTTTCAATTGTTAATCTTTTCTCTTGATCCATTTTTTTTAGATCATTTAAACCATGCCTACAATCAAATATTTCTTTACCTTCAATTATAGGTTTTTCATTAGAGATTATAATTCTTCCTACTAATGTTTCTTTACCAATATTCAGAGACATAATAATAGAGGGATATAGTGATGTTAGATCCTCATCAAACATATAATTATAGATACCGGCTTTAGGACAAAATAGATAACCACCAGCATAGTTTTTTTTATTAATTGGGTTTGGGTCACGAGCAGGAGGAGATATACCTTCACTAAGTAAATAAGCTGAAATAGCTCCATCTTGAGTTTTAGTATTAGCATATACTTCACTATAATTATGCTTACCTTTATGTGATAGATTTTTTGTAAGAGCTAAATATTCTAGTTTTTCATCTAATAATTTAAGAATCTCAACATCACGGAAATTATATTGAATGAATTTGTAAATATCATCTTCAAATAAATTATCAAGGTTACCTTCATATTCAATTTTATTTAATCCTGTGTATTTTTCACCAATAACATCTAATTTATATGAAGGTTCATCTCTAAAACTAAACTTTTTATGTAAGCGCATATAATCTAAAGATTCTATACCTACAATATCTACATACATATCTTGTTTATACCATCTAGCTTTTACTTCACCTGTAACTTGGTCTGTATATTTGGCAGATTTACGTGTTTTAACAATTCCAAGAGGAGATAAACTAGCAGCAACTTTTTTAGATAATACTCTTTCAATTCTATAGTAAAGATAAGGAATATCAAAATAATCACTATTCCACCCAATTAGAATATCAGGATTCATTTCTTTAAATAACCTTATAAAAGTTTTTAGTAATTCTACTTCAGTAGAACAAGGTATAATTTCCTTATTTTTAGCTTTTGTTCGAGCAAGTTGTGATTTTTTATCTAAAATAACAATTGACCATTTATCTTCTTGTTTATCAAACCAAGCGATAGAGGTTATAGGTTTAGGAGCATCTTCTATATATTCCTCAGTAAGAGCGCCTCCCATTTCACACTCTATATCAAAAAATACTTCTTTATGTCCTGTAGAAGGTTCATCATTAATCCCATACCTATCAATTAGAAATTTTTGATATGGGGGCATATCATGGAAGTGAAGACCTAAAGTATTTTTATGTTTATAATCAGGGTTCTTTGTAAAGTACCAATTTGTAGTAGGTTTTACAAATTCTCCATTTAGCCCTTTAAAAGTGTGTTCGTTTTTTGGGCAATTAACATAGGCAGTATTTTTATATTCTACTATCTGATGTTTTCCGTCACTCTCCCATAAATGCATTGAAAAATGATTTGGACCTAATTTTTCGCCTTGATAACATTTTTTATAACTCATCCCTTCATTTTTGCAGATGAAGGGTGTTGATTGAAATGGTTAAAGAAGGAGTTTTTATCTGCTTCACTGAAAAATTGTTTTAGATCTGGTCTATAATAATTTATATTTTTCATTACTTTTCTATCACGTGATCTATAGACAATAAAATATTCTCCAACCTTCTCATAGTGACAAGGTTCATTTTGCTCTTTGGAACGTCGCTCAACCGTTTCTTGTGCCTCTTCTTCGTTATTGCAAGCCTTTGACATATTACTCCCTTGGACTTCTTGATATGCATCCCATAATTTATCCTTAAGGCCATGAAGCATAGCTCCATTACCAATCGAGACGTAGGCAATGTCACATAAAGCATCAAGTACCTCAACAATATCACCTGCTTCACAGGCAGCTTTGTATTCTTCAAGTTCTTCGAGAATGAAGTCGTAAACAAACATCCATTCTTTAGTATTTTCAGGGATTGTAGGTTCATAATTATTAGGTTTTCCCATTGTGGCGTTAAATTCTTCTACTTCGCTTACAAATGGGACATACTCTCCTTTAAACTTAGCTACAATTTTATCTGCCATTAAATCAGCCCATTCTGATTCTGGGGTCATGCTTAGTTGATCTCTGTCTCTAAGTGAACTAAGGGTACCTAATCCCTTAATTAGTTCTAATGCTATTTCATCTTTAAAGTTACTCATAATTAAATGTTATGTCCTCCGTTATTAATTTTTAAACTATCAAAAAACTCTTTACGTGATAAATTATTATTTTCTCTAAATACTCCTGATGCTTTGGTAGTTACCATTGCTGCCCCTTGGTGTTTAACACCTCTACAAGATACACAATTGTGAGTACCAACAATAGTTACAATTACACCTTTATTACCTTCAGTAATTTTATCTACAGCATTGTGAATAGCTGATGTTAATTGTTCTTGAATAGCACCTCTACGGCCAAATAATTCAACAATTCTATTTAATTTTGATAAACCAATTACTTGACCCTCATCTCCAGCAATGTAACCGATATGAACTACTCCCCCAATTGTTTGGTGATGGTGAGAACACATAGATGTAAGTGGAATATTTCTTTCAATAATAATACCATCATAACCATCTGATGGGAATGAAGTAATAGGAGACATTTGGGTATATCTACCAGACCATAAATCATTAACATATGCTTTCGCTACACGTCTAGGTGTTTCAGAAGAGTTTGGATCATTTTTCCAATCACATTTTAATGCTGTTAGAAAATTACCATAAGCTTCTTCAGCTTTATCAATCATTGCTAATTTTTGTTCCTCATTAAGGGGAAAACCAGGTGCAACTCCATTAGCAAAACCTTCTTGTACCACTTCTAATTCTTCGTGGATTTTTCTTCGTTTGTTTTCCATGTATTATAACTTATTTTATATGAATGTACGAAAATATTTTACAAAGCCCAAATCGAAGATAAATTTCTCATATGACCTTTTTCATTATCCATTCCACAACCAACGATCCATTCATCTTTAATTGTAAAAGCATGGTATGATTTTTGTTTAGGGATAGGAGATTTTTCTCTAGTAATTAAAGTAACAATTGAAATTGAAGCTGGTTTTTTTACTTCTAGATAATCTATAACAGCATTCATTGTATTACCTGAATCAAGGATATCATCTACTAAATAAATGTGTTTACCTTTAATTGGGGTTTCTAAATCTTTAGTAATTTGTATATCGCCCTGTTTGCGATTTACATACGATTTAACGCGCATAAAATCACATTCCATGTCAATTGACATAGCACGAACTAAATCGCTATAAAACGCAAATGCTCCATTTAGTAAACCTATCATTACTACAGGTGTTTTATCACCTCTATGATCATCTGCTATTTGTTTTCCAATAACCTTTGTTTTAAAATCGATTTGTTTAGCTGTAATTAATTCTTTCATTATAATATTAATTTAAAACCTGCGTGTAAATAATTTAATTGAGGGTTGATTTGGAGTATACTAACAGTACCCCATATTCTTTTATATATTCTAACATCAGAACCTATTCTACCTATTAAAATATTAGGGTTATTATTTATCCTATAAGCTGGGCCTCCATAAAACCTAATGTTTTTTAAGGGGTATTCATATTGTAAAAAAGTATAAGTATCACTATTATGATTTTCACCCATAGCAAGTAAACCTATAAAAATATTATTATAACCTACCTCTGCTACTACCCCCATAGCATGCAAGCAAGCTACATATCCTATAGCTGCTGATTTGTTGGGAGAAAGTTCATATGATGGTACTTTATAAGAGGGAGAACATTCCTGAGCTTTTAGATTGAGGGTTAGTAAGAAAAATATCCAAATTATTTTTTTCATTATTTGTTTCTGTAGTAAATTTGTTTTTTCCAACCTAACTTTTCAAATACTTTTTGAGAAGCAATATTATCTACTTTTACTAAGGCATCTACCCAAGCCCATCTAGGAGAATATTCTTCAATCATAAAAGTACCTATCCCTTTACCTTGAAAATCAGGTGATACACAATAAGTAATTTCGTGCCCTTTAAGTAATCCTACATAACCAGCAGGTTCCCCATCTACTAAACAAATTTTATAATCCCATTGATTTTTTATCATATACTCCGCTTGCTGTTCAGAAGTAATTTCGGCATATGTAAAAAAACCTTCTTGGTTTTTTGGGTTCATTCTTAATTTACGAACAAATTCCCAATATTCTTCACTACAATTTACTAGTTCTTTTTTCATTGTTTTACAGCTTTAATAACAGTTTTAATAACAGTTTTAATATTTTCTTCTGTTAAAAACATATGAAGAGGAAGGGAAATTATTTCTTCACTTAATTTATTAGCATTAGAACAAGTTCCCTGGGCGTAGGAGTACATTTCATATTTAGTGTTATCTTTATAATGAACTCCAGGAAATATATCGTTAGCATTTAAATACCCCATTACTTCATTCCTATTGGGTACTTTAATTTGATATAAATGCCTAGAAGACTCACACTCTGTGTTATGGGGAATAGGAGTAATTAGATCTTCATTTAAAAAACCCTCATTATAAATTTCAGAAATTTCTCTTCTACGAGCATTATCTTCATCAAGATATTTCAAAGCAACTAACCCCATAGAAGCCATAATAGAGTTACCATGGGCTTTAAACCCTAAATCAACTACGTCATAATCCCATTTGTAGTTACCTTTAGAATTAGTACGATTAAAAGTATCTTTACTTATACCTAACCAAGAAAGTTTACGAGCTAAGGCATCATAATCTTTATTTTGGAAACAAATCATACCACCATCAGCAGTAGGCATATTTTTAACTGATTGGAAGCTAAAAATAGAAACATCAGCATCCCATCCTACATGAGATTTAGAAACTGCCACTCCATGAAATATTCTATCTACCTTAGTTCCTGCCATATGAGCAGCATCTAAAATAAGTTTTAAGTCATGTTTATCACATAATTTTTTAACTTCATTATATTGTCCAATATTACCTCCAATACCAACAAACATTACTGCTTTTGTTTTACGTGTAATTTTGGATTCAATGCTTTTAACGTCTAAACAAAGTTGATCATCGACATCAGCAAATACAGGTTTTAAATCATTATATAAAATAGCGTGATTTGAAGAAACAAAAGTAAGAGGGGTAGTAATTACTTCATCTTCATCTTTCCATTTATTAACATCTTTAAGGACTTTAAGAGCAATTTGAAGCCCAACTGTATTAGAAGCTATAAAATGGGCATTATTAAAAGAAGTATATTTTTTCCATTCTTCTTCTAATTTTTCAGTCTTAAAACCCATTCCTGTCCATCCAATTTCTAGACATTCTGTAATTTCTTTTAAGATTTCTTCTGTACGATATTTAGGTTTAAATACTTGTATTGCCATTTTTTTTGATTTTATTTAAACAATTTTTATTACACTCCTCTTTTAGTATCAAAAGCTATAATATGATCTCTACCAGTCATGTTATATCCTTTTTCGGCACACATTTCAAATACTAAAGGATACATTTCAACTAAAGTTTCTCTAGTATCACCCGCAGGCATTATAAATGTTTTATCTTTAGGAACATTAATTTCTAATCTGTAAGCTTCAATTTCAGCAAGACCTTCATCTGTACCATCCCAAACAGGTTTAAAGTGGTAATCATTATGATAACTGAGAGTTTTTTTAATAGCCTCAGTATTAAGACGAAGACGGTTATGAGTTTTAACCATTTTTTCATCTGTAACTGACCCATTAGGGGTGGCAGCCCCAACAACAGGGACACTATTACTAAACTTTGGAGAAAGAGAAATAAGACCTAGTGGATAATCTGTTTCAAGAAAATGAGAACCCTCAGTTTCAATTGTAATTAAGATACCTCTTTCATTTGCAAAATGTGTTATTTCATTTACTAAAGCAGGATGCATTGTTGGACTACCACCTGTTAACATCATTTCTTTGACATGAGGATTTTCATCATAAATTTTAATAATGTCATTAAATGTAAATGTACCTTTTTCTGGGTGTACTGAAGTATACCAACTGTCACACCAACCACCTTCACCAAAATAACAACGGTGAGTACAACCTGTGGTTCTTACAGCAATTGTTGGGCGACCAAATCGACTACCTTCAGATTGAACACATCTATAGACTTCAAGAACAGGAAGTACTTTATCATAATCTTCAATACGACCTAAAGGGGCCGTTTTATTCCAGAGTTTTGGATTAATAGGTTGAGACATAATATGCTGCATTTTTATTGTGTTCCATAAATTTAACCTTAGTAACTTTTACTCGGCCATCAGTTTCTTCATGAACGAAATTATCAAGTTTTTGAAAAATATATTCCGCAAATTTTTCTGCTCCTGTAGCAGGAATAACTCTTAATTGGACTAAACCTTCAAATTCTAATTTTCTAAAATGAGGTAATCCTGGATCATCTTCGGCTACAACTAAAGTATGATCAAACATATGATCCATCCAGGCTTTAGGTTGCATACCATCAATTAAAGTTTTAGCACGTTTCATACCACCAAAATCCCAAACCCAATTTCTGTCATCTAATTCACCTTCAAAGTAAACTTTAAATGAGATACCATAACCATGTAAAAAACTACAATGGGTTGTTTTTGCATTATGTTGACGGAATACAGTTGAAAAACCATCAAAGACTTTACTTGACTGAAATTTACCCATTATACCAAGATTTAATTTCTTCTATTGGTTTTACACCTACTATTCTAGATATCTCATTACCTTGAGAATCGGCTTTTAATAAAGTTGGAACACTTCTGATTCCATACTTAGTTGATAGGTCTAGATCTGTATCAACATTTACTTTTGTATAAGGTAATCCACTTTTTTCCATTTGTGGTCCTAACATTTTACATGGTCCACACCAAGGTGCACTAAAATAATATAATTTCATATTTTTATAATTTAAACTAATTCTTCTACTATTCCTATTACCTCACTAAATATAAGAACCCCTACTGCAACTGGCAAATTTACAACCAAGAGTCCGTATCCTAAGATACGAATTCCTGATTTAATAAATGAGATTACTTGATGTTTATAAGCATCTGGTAGTTGTTGTTTTTGTTTAGGTTCTGAGGTGTGAGCTTGACCATAACCTTTAGCGTCCATTATTTCTCTATCACTCATGTTCTGCTAAGATTTTAGATACGTGTGCTGTGACTTTTTCCCAAGAAGCCAACCCTTCATCATCTTCATATTGCACAGGATCAGGGCGCCCCAGATTAATAAAGGCCTCAATACGTTCCACAGAAGAAGCAGACTTATAATCACTGTTACCACTAGGATACGGCTTATAGCTTGTATTAGTTCTTTTATAAACTTCATGAAAATTAACATTTAATTTTTGACAGAGAATTTCTCCATCTTGTAAAATTGTAAACTTATCTCCTTCAAGATAAGGCGTCCAATAATCTACTAATTCACTATCCCAATTACCTAATCTAAAAGCAGCATCATCTGCATCTCTAAATTCTTGACGACAGTCAGGATAAATTGCATGGTCACCTGCATGGATTCCTAAAGCAATATTAGTAATTTCTTTTTTAGTAGTTGCTATTGATAAAGCAACTGCCTGGGTAATTGAAGCAAATATTTTGTTTCTATTAGGAACAACTGTTGCTTTCATATTATCTTCAGCATAGTGTCCTTCAGGCACTTCATCTCCACCTTCAACTAAAGCTGAGTTAAGTAAATCAACTAAACCATCTAGCTTAATTTGTTTATAAGTTATTTTATGACCTCTACTAGTTAAATAATCTACTAGTGATTGAGCTCTTTCTAACTCTACTCTATGTTTTTGACCATAGTCAAAAGATAAAGCTGTTACTGTTTCATACTCATCTAAAGCTTTAAGCAATAGTGTTGAGCTGTCCATACCACCTGAAAGTGATACTACTACGTGTTTTCCTTGTTCAAAAATCATTTTTAATTGCATTTTATAAGCCAGGTATTTTAAGCGTATAGGCAAACGCTATATTTTATATTTCTTTCATTACTTTATCTAACTTCTCTTGAAGTATAAAAAATGTAGGTTCAACTACATCATCCCAAAAATATTCTTCATCTTCATCTTCTTCAATATCTTGTTCTTCTGAAATTATCTGTCCATAATATACTTCAAAAACACCAATTGGTTGATACCCTTCATCCCAATACTTACCTGAGACTTTAATTTCATCATCAATTTCAGCCATTTGTCTATAAATTTCTAGAATCATGTCTGATGGTGGATACCAAGCTGTATCTAAATAAATCTCACATCTATTATCACT